CAACCGAGGATTTTTTATTCATTCATAAAAGACTTACGATAGTATGTTAACCCCCATAGATTAGGTTTGTTTGGAATCCTGATATTTTTTTGTAAAAAACTTTCATGCTGATATAATTTCAAATTGATGAACTCCAAAAAAATTGCAATTGCGATATCCAACTCACGCCAACTTCTGGCCGGTGGCTTCGAGGTAAACATCGACCAACGGTTTCAATGCCACGCGCACGTGCTCGCGCTCATCATCGCGCCACTGATCGAGCGGCCTTGAACCAAATAGTTCGTTGAGCCCACGGTTGAGTTTGCCAGCGTAGGCCAACCAATGGTTGGCGGCACCCGTGCTGCGCTCAGGATCGTCCGTGCTGCGGTTAGATGAGCCGGGCGGGGGTAGCAAGCCAACGAACTGAGCGCCGACTTTGGCGACGTCCTGCGGCCACAGATCGAGCACCAACTGATCTCTGTTGCGTGCCAAGAACACCGCCTTGTCTGCGTCGGGCAGCGGGATGCCCAGGCTAGCCACCCACTCAGCCTTGCCACCGCGCACATGCTCGCGTCCCATGAGAAGCATCTGGCCGCAGTCCGCCATGGCTAGAATGGCTTGGCGAGCCGAGACCTTGGCGTCAGCGGCTAGGCTCTGGGCGAGAGCATATTGTTGTTTGGCCTGCCGCTCAATGGCGTCAAGCGTGAGTGTTGCGTTGTGTTCGACGATTTCCATTTGTTTGTTTGTATGTTGTCTTTGCCTCTTCGCTCTTGAGCGCCGGGGACGGAGGCAAACCCGTCTCGGCGAGAAAGTCGCAGGCAATTTTGCTGATGGCCTGTTTGGTGCAGCCCAAGTATCTTGCCGCCTCCAGCATGCTCATCCCTGCAGTTAACGGATGCCCGAGCGCATAGGCCATCCCCCAGAGCGTTTTGCTTTTGCCGTATCCGTGGCTGGAGAGAAATGTAATAAAGGTGTTCAGCGTCCCCATCATTCTCTCGCTGGCTTCCCGATAGGCCGACATCGTCGGCTCGGTTGGAAACAACCTGTGCCCGAGCGTGGCGTCAGCGCCCCCGTCGCAGATGCCTGCAAAGTCTATCTCGTAGCTGGCTTCGTCAAACTCCGCTGCGTCTCGGGGTGAGTGCATGTCCTTTGGGTTAGCGTTTGGCATGGCGTTCGTCAAGCACGGGCTTGAGTTCGCTCGACAAACCGCGAGATCGCGCCCTGCATAACAACCGGCGCAAACACATGCCGCTCGCCGTTTCGGTTTTTAGCTAGATGTATAACGGCATCGCCGCTGTGATCGATGTGAAGAACATAGTCAGTGTGATGGCCGATAGCGCGGGACTCGCGTAGCTCACCCTTGTCGTTAAGCTGCGACGCAGTGAGCACCAAGATGTTTAGGTTAAGCGCAAGGATTTTGAGCCGCCGCATGACCTCGCTCACCTGCTGCTCGCGAGTCTCGGCGCTGCTATCGCCGGGCGACTGGCAGAGCTGCAAGTAATCAACAACAACCCAGTCGAGACCACCCTTTTTGGCTCTGACTCGGCACATGCTTTCGATCTCGTCGATCCCTGTTACCTGATCGTGGATCTCGATGCCGAATTTCGATATTTGCCGGATGGCCGCGTGCATCGAGTTAACGTGAGCCGTAGTCGGCCTGTGGCTTGCCGGGACTGTCGTAACGCCTGAGATGTTTGCCGACATTCGGGCGATGATATCCTGAGCCGACATCTCCAACGAAAAGAACAGTCCGTTCTTGCCGTCCGAGCAGGCGCGGGTTGCGATCTGCACGAGCAATATGCTTTTGCCGCCTGACGTCTCGGATGCAACTACAGCAACCCTGCCGCGACGAAACCCGCCACCGAGCAGTTTGTCGAGATGCGATACGCCGGTGCCAAACGTCTCCGGCAATGCCATCGACTCAAGCTCATCGAGCAATGCCATGCATTGAGTTTTAAGCGTCGGCGCGTTAGTGTCCTCCTCTTCGGAGTCGGTAGCGAGATCGGCGAGCTGACTAAGATCGGCCTGCATTGAGCGGATGTCAGGCATGAGATCTCCGGTGCGCCGAAGGGCGTTGCGATACCGACGTGCTTTGAGCAAGTCTTTTCGGTGCTCGAGTGCGGTTTGGATGTCAGGAACGGGATAGGCAGTCCAGATCGCCATTAGCTCACATTCACCGTCAGCGTCCGCGAAGTCCCCTTGGGACTGCAACCTACCTTGCAGCGAGAAAAAGTCCGCCTTGCGGCCTTCCCGGTGCAAAGCGACGGCAGCGCGAAAGCATCGGCGGTGCGAGTCGCTGAAGAAAAGGTCTTCGTCCCATTTCGCAGCGTCGAGAGTTTCGTAGTTTTGCGCGATGATCGAAATGGCTCCGCGCTCCGCGCTCAGGTTGGCGGGAAATGTGGGAGCGTTGGCTTGAATTGGCTTCGTTGTCATTCTGTTTTTTTGCTTGTGTTTTTGCCTGTGTTTTAAAACCTAGTTTTTGCGCCTAGTTTTTATCGTCTAGAGTCCGCTTCGCTGCGCGGGACGCGCAGAGCGAAGCATACTCGATAGAGTATTCTACTCTATCTAGGACTGACATGGTTACGGTTGGGTTATCGTTGGGTTTCATTTGGGTTATCGTTGGGTTATGGTTGGGTTATTTTACAGCTTAATTGCAGCAACCTTTTTCAACGACTTAGGCTCGTCTGTTTTCGGCCTTCCGCCCTTCTTTCCGTTGCGATAATTGGCGAACAGTTTCTTGTTTTGGTCTTGCCATTGGTGCATTATTAGCGCGCCGCCTTCCCGTCTTGCGTAGCCGCTTTCGATCAACGCTTGCTCGAGCTGATCCGGATTTCCCTGCCAGTCGGCGATCGCTGCGACGATATCCGGGGGCTTCTCGATCCGTTCGGTCTTGCGAAACTGGCATTGCGACCAGAGTTTCAACAGACTAAAAACACCAGCGTGGCCGGCTAGGCGAAGCAGGATTTTAGTTTTGTAGTGGTCGCAGAAGTCAGGTGATAGGATCATGTCATATTCAATAATAAAAAAACCCTTCGCGCTCGTCGGTTGAAAAATTGGCCTATGCAAAGGCTCCGAGTCGCGCGAAGGGTAAAATGTTGTTGCATATTGTGGTTGGCTTTTTCACGGCCAGAATCATTCCTACGTCATCCGCGGCGCTTGTCAAGGCGCGCCTTGTCCCGCTCTTGCTTGTATTGACCGCACATTGCCGCCCACTCGTCGCGTTCTTGCTCTAGCTTGCGAGCCAGCTCTAGCATCTCCTCCAAATAGATGAGATTGCCGGGGTTCTCCTTCAGCAGGCGCTCATAAAGCGCATCTGTTTCTGATGTGTCCATATTCGTTAGTCGCTGTATCGTGTTGATTGCCCTGTCCAGATGTGTGTCCCATCGTGCTGCGCGTGCTCGACTGCAAACGACTGGCCGCCGAAGCCGTGGATGTTCGCGATGTCTTCGACCGCAAGCCGTGTTAAGGCGTTTTGAGATGTGATTTCGAACGTAAATCGTTCGACGTTGCCGCTGCTGGAGAGGTGATCTCTCGCACCTTCGATTGTAATTGTATTTTGTATTTTCATATTTTTTTAGCGGAACCACTTCGCGAAGTGTCCGAAATTTCTAGGTTGCGTCACGTTGTTATTCTTGCCGCAGACGTCGCACTGTCCGTAATGCCAATTCGTAATGCGCGTGGCCTTGCTGCCGTGTTTTACGCCGCAGTCCCAGCACGACCAAGCTGGATAAGGACGTTCTTGTTTTTTAGTTTTCATTTCTTTTTTTTAGGTTGGTTGGTCTCTGCAATGTATCTCTCGACCGCCTGCATGTGAGCCGTTGCTAGTGCTCGACCGTCCGCGTCGTCCGAGTAGCTCGTATCGTATCGCGGCATCGGCAAGTTGCGAGACAGGCGGAACCCTATCGGGACTTCAGCCATGCAGATTACTAGTCGGATCGAAAGCGGTTGCATATTTTATTTTCCTGCGCGTATCCCGCCGCGCCCCGGTGCCTGCTGCTAGGGGGAGATCAGAACGGGATATCGTCACCGTCTGGGTCGATCGCCGACACTATCCCCGTCGATGCCTGAACTTTTTGGGGAACGCGCACCGAGCCCGCGACCTTTGCAGCCATGAACTTCTTGCGCTCGTCCCCGAAAACCCAGCGCTCCAAACAATTGAATTTGTGGTCTGGGTTTGTTGCTCCTGGCTCTTCGCCAATCAACGCCACGCCTTTAACTCCGACAATATCCAACGCTTCAATCTCGACGTCTTCGCCGGGGATCACTGCTCGACCGATCGACGCCAAAAACTGATCGATCTTCCAGCTCGCCTTTGCCGTAAAGACAAGATGATCCCACACTTCTGGGCCTTCGCTGCCGTCGGGCAGCAGGATCGTGCAGACGAGTTTAATCATCGCGTTGCCGCTTTGACTTGTTTTCTCGGTCGCACTTGCAACCTCGATGTCGTAGATACCCGGCGGGACGAGATAGACTCCCGCTGGCTTCGGTTCGCTTGCTTTGTATGTTGGCATTTTCTATTTTTCTTTTCGTTTAAATTGACGCATTTGCTTTGTGCCTGGAGCCGTCTTTACCAGTGTCTGGGGATTCTCAATGCCTAGCTCTTCAGCCAGTGCGAGAAATTGTTCTGCGCTCATCTTGCCGCCGCCGGTTAGAAACGCATGCGTCGGCGTGAGCTGTGCTGCGATCATCAGTGCCGTTGCTGGCTCGATGTATTGCCGATCTTTTGGGTTGGTCAGTGCCCACCCATCAATCGTCTCTCCTGCCTCCAGCCGTGCTTTTAATGCGTCGTTGAGCGGGTCGCCAAATTCCTTGACAAAAAATTTGAATCGAGCCACGAAGTCTGCGTGCTGTTTTGGATCCGCGAGAAGCCTGTCGCGAATGATCGTGAGCGAATCTCCGTTGACTGCAGAGACATCGGCGAGAGCGGCCTTGCTTTGCACAACGAGCGCCTTGCAGGTGTCTTGGTGTTTGCACCAGCCGCAATACTCGCACGGTGTCGGCTGCGCCAGTGGTGACGTAGCTCGCGAGACAATTGATGTAATCATCCGCTCCGCCTGCTCGCGAGTAAATCGGTAGCTCCGCACCACTCGGTGATCGATGTAAAGGACGTGTGCCGTCCACTCCTCGACCCAGTATTGATCCATGGCCGCCAAGCTGTATGCCGCGAGCTGCTCTCGGTAGTTGCGGATCTGGCCGCTTTTAATATCTGCAACCCACCTGCGCAATTCGCAGAGCGCATCCGCTGTGCCGCTTGCCGAGAGTTGGCTGATGTGCATGGCAAGATATTCTTCGCGAGTCTCAATGTAAGCGCCCTCGCTTAACTCTCGCAGGGTTTCGACTCCCCAAACGCAGGCCGCGAAGTCTTCGCTCCCTAGTTCTAGCGTCGCTAGCGGCAGCGGATTGCCGAGCATTGTTTCGCGGATAATCACGTCGAGCTGCGTCCCACGCATCGCGGCGGGACTGCTCCCGCCGCTGGATTCGTAGAGCACGCACTCCGCAAGTTTCGAGAGCGAGCTGCAACGGATTTCGCTCATGCGTTTGTTGCCCTCCATTCCAAAGCCGTATTGACAAACTGATCGACGCGGCCCGCCACTCGTTGCAGGTAGTCTGGTTCGCAGTCGCGCCACGTCTGCTCGCTAGTGAGCACGTTGCGAGAAATCAAGAATTGATTGACAGCGCCTTCGTGCTCCGTTAGCCGGGCTTTCCAGTCCTGCATCGGTTGCTCTGCTGCCACTACCGCTGCCGGTGCTGCTGCCGCTGGTGCGACAATATCCGCAAACAAATGCGCCACCGACTCCCAGACTAGCGGCAACTCTTCCGCCAACCCGCTGCGGGTCTTGGCGTCGTAGGCCGCGCTGTGCGTGGTTAATAGGATGCGCTCCTTGCCGCCGATGCCTTTGCCCCGTCCGGTGTCGGTAGTGCTGACCTTGGTCTTAAAACGCAAGAACCAAAGCTCGTCCGCGAACTCTTTGAGCAGTGGCGAGCTTTGTTTTGAGAGTTTAAGCTCGTAGCGATCGTAGGCCGCCAGTGCATCCGGTGCTTCAAACCGCACGATCTTGCTGTGCGCGATCAGGACAACATTCTTGCCTGCGTCGATCAGTGTATCAACACTGGCGAGCATGCGGCTCATGCGCTCCGCTACCATCACCCAGCCTTTGCCGAAGCCGAAGTCTTCAATGCTGGTTTTTTTGCTGCTTGCCAGCAAGTCTTCGATGCAGAGCCGCTCTACCCAATCCGCGCTGTCGATGACAATGGTTTTGTAGTCGGAGCTGCGGCACTCTGTCAGCGAGTCGGTCAACTGCTTCCAGCTGCCGATGTCGCATCGGTCAACGTCTAGGTGGCTAGTGCCCTGCTCGATGTCCAAAAAGAGCGGCTTCGGGAACTTTGCTGCGAAGGTTGATTTGCCGACGCTTTCGACGCCGTAGATGACTACGCGCTGGGCGCGTGATTGTTTTCCTGATGTTATTTTCATTTGTTATTAATTTTTTTGATTTCGTTGAATAATGGGCCGAACTCAAATAGTTCAGCGAGTTTTGAATATCTGACTTGGAATGCAATGAGTTCACTCTTTGCGTTTGCGATGACCTGCCGTGTTGCCTCTGCATCGTCCATTATGTTATTGACATGAATGAAACTACCGCGTTTTGCGTTGTCGATTGTGCCGTCTGGCTCAAGGTGTTTGATCGGCCAAAAAGCGCGAACCGTCAGCGTCTTTTGATCCGATGTAGTGATCTCTACTTTGATCCTACGAATAAGATCGTAGGCTTGGGCCTCGCGCCACTTGATAGCGGCTTCGGTGTCGTCCCACTCAAAGTATTTGTGCAGACTGCTGAGTGGGTTTGCTGCTTCCGTCAGGAGCGTTCGCGGGTTGAGTCCTGCCGGACGACTCGCGATTGATTCCAACTGTTTTTTGATCTCATCGTTTTTCGATTCGATCTCGTTTTCTTCTTTTATCAGTTTCATTTTCTATTTTGTTTGTTGTTTGCGATCCACTTATACCCCGCTCTATCGCTGCGGTTTGTGCTATGCCTGCCTTGCCTGCCGTGCCGGGCCTTGCCGAGCCATACCTCGCCTTGCCACGCCTGCCTGGCCGTGCCTCGCCTTGCCGCGCCTCGCCTGCCATGCCTAGCCTTGCCGCGCCGCGCCGCGCCTCGCCTTGCCTGCCTTGCCGTGCCTTGCCTTGCCGAGCCTGGCCTTGCCCAGCCTGCCTTGCCTCGCCGAGCCTGGCCTCGCCGCGCCTCGCCTGCCTTGCCGCTCCAAGCCAAGCCGAGCCCTGCCCAGCCTAGCCTGCCGTGCCAAGCCACGCCGCGCCGTGCCTCGCCTTGCCTGCGTAGGGTTGCAGTCGGATTCCACGGAATCCGCTGCGGGTTGTATTGTCGCCGTGGCGAAAGTCATACTATTCGTTAGCGAGGGTGAAAGTGCCCCAGCCCATGCCGGCTGACATCTTGGAGTCTGGGCGACCTTCGCCGATACCCACTTGCTGCCCAACTCGCTGGAGTAGGTTGGCAACATCCGTCGAAGTGAACTGGTCAGAATCATAGCTGATGTTCACATCAGCAGACCAAGGCCAAAATTTAGCCCGCACCCGGATGTCGCAGACGCCTGTCGCGTTTCGAGCATGCATGATATGTGGCTCCGACGTTCCGATGATTTTTATCAACGGGACGGCGTCCACTTTATCGAATCCATCGCCCTCGACAAAGATCGAGAGCTTGGCCAGCGTCATTTTAAACCCTACCAATCGGCAGGCTGAAATAAGACCGTTGCGAAATGCTCCGGCGGGGATGCCTTCCCATCCTTCGCTGCTGACGTGCTTTGCTGCCACGAAGTCCGCGTCAAAGTCGCGTGCCTCTTTGGCTTTTTTCTTGTTTGCTTGGCTTCCTAGCTTGTGCTTTTCGATCATCGTGTTGATCGCCTTCTCCGAAAATCGGAGTTGTATGTAGGGTGCCGTGCCGACGATGTTGAATCGTGCCTTGACGATGTTAGGTGCTTTGATTGTTACGTTTTCAGTTTCTGGTTTCATATTCTGTATTTCTATTTCTATTTTTCGTTGGTTTCGGCAGCATATACGGCCACTGCCAGTGCCGCCCAGGTGTGGGATTTAATGCCGTAGGTTCCCCCCGGCTTCTTCTTCGTTCCTTGCGGCCCGAAAATGTCGATGAGTCTCTGGCGGATGTTGCCGTCCTTTGCTCGCATGGAGCCGCAGAGATACATTTTGATGTCCTTGCGGTAGCAGAGCCGCACCGGCGTGCGTGCCACTTCTATAAATCGTCCGATCCAGACACAGGTTTCAAAGGTCGAAGCACCTACCGCCATGCCGTAGCTTGCGATCATTTCGCAGGCTATCGAGTTGTATTCGCGACCGATCAGGATTTGCCGGATTTCCGCATTAGGCAAGTGGCCGTGGTCGATGATTAGGCCGCGCTCAAATTGCACAAAAGCGGTGTGCGTTGTGCCGGGGTCGAGTGCGATCATTTCAGTGCTGCCCTTTTGAGTTTGTCTGCAGGCAGACCCAAAATCTCGCAGATGTGCCCGAACGATTTGCTCCGAATAAAATGCAGCGCACTCGCCCTGTTGTCGGTCTGTTCCCGGCGAGTCGACTTGCTGGCATACTCTTTATCGTTCTGGGCGTCGATGATCGATAGCTCAACCATCCCGCAGAGAACATTCCGGACGAACATATCGCACATCGGCTCGCTCATTTCCGTTCTCCCTTGTTGTGGCGGTTAAACCACCACCGCCGCATTTTCGTGGCGTCGTCTTCGGCTCTGAGTTTGCCGACTAGGTATCCAGCGGCGAACGTCATCGTTCCACCGATGGAGTAAATAAGAATAAATTCGGTTGATGTCATTGTGTGATCCAATCTAAGGCTGTGATTTCTCCGTTGACCAGCAACCTTGCGCTAGGGTGCGTGCTGGTTTCGCTGGCCCAAACTTCTCCGTGCGCTTCGACCCAACCTTTGCCGAGATCAATATCTAGGCAGGTGGCGATGTCTCCTGCTCCGCCGACGCTGCGGCGGGCTCCGTCAAAATATTCGATTGTGATTTTCATCTCCTTGGTTTGATTTTTGTTTTTTTGGTTGGGTTTTAGATCCAGAACAGCCCTGTCTCAAAAACGGTCTCAGTGATGCGCTGAACATTAAAATGAATCTCGCTTGGGTCATTGAGGCCACTGTCTTTAACAACCAGACAATGAGTGTCGGTCGAATCCTCAAACTCAATTTCTGCGTCAGGATATTCGGCCAGAATCGCTTTTGTGTATTCGCGCTCCAGAGATTTTTTCACCTCCGGAAATTGCTCGTCGGTGTAGGTTGCTGATGGGTCGATGCTGCTCTGGTCGTGTCGGATTGTGATTTTCATTTTCTATTTCTGTTGTTGGTTTCTTCGTCGGAGGGTTCTAGGGAGAACAGATTTTTTACCAAACCCCGCTACCGGAGTTTTCATCGAATTTTGTGTGAGGTTGGTTTACCTCGTTTATTTTTGGCGCGGCTAATTTTGCCGTATAGTCGGCAAACTGTTGGTCAACCTCCGCCTTGCGGGCAATTTCCGCCGCCGCAAGGACCGAAGTCTCTTCAGGAGTGAGGGTTGGATATTGCCAGCCCTCTGGGAAAAACTTGCGCGCGTCCCCTCGGGAAATGCCGCTAATATTTCCATCCTGCGCCTCGAGGACGGCACAGACGATATCCCCTGACCAGTTCAACTCGGCATCCTCTGCCAACAGTGCCGCGAGTCCCCGTTTTACGGAGTCTACCCGCAGAACCCTCTGCCAGACGGCAGAGTTGTCCGTCACGCACCCATGTGCGTTTTGGGTGCGACCCTGCGCGGCCCATGCAGCGACCTTGGGGGGCAAGTTCACTTGCCCTCCTTTTGATAGGAGCAAAGTCCTTTTGCCCCGATCACAACCCCTTCGGGTGAGCGAAGAAGTTCTCCGGGAGAGTAAACATCTCCCCGATCTGCTGATGCCTCCGCAACCAGTGCGGAGACGACGAAGATGACTCCATCCTCTGCTGGAGGGAGTCCTGTCACCTCGCCCAGAACTGGGCGAGAGATGGGGAGGGAGACCCCGTCAACAATGACGGGATCGAGTGCCGTCCTTGTGACGGCAAGTCTGGCCAACTTGCCAGACGAGGGAACCTCAAGGGTTCCTGCTGCGCCCAGCAGAGTGAGCGCGTGTGGTGTAAGGTTTATGATTTTCATTTTTGTATTTCTATTTGGTTTCTTCGTCGGAGGGTTCATCCCTCTTTCGATGTGCAGACCTTCTAACATCTGCGAAAAATGAAAAGATTTATTTTCGCAAAGTGCGAAAATAAATCTGAGAAAAAAGCTTTACATCCCCACTCAGCCAATGCCAGAGCGACTCTGCGGGCGTTCCCTACCCGTGCCAGTCTGTGTTTTTGCCCCTGCAGTCGATGTGAACAAAGCCTGCGTAGGTGCCGATACCGCCTGAGAAAATGCCCTCTGAGCGCACTTGCTTGGCGATCTTTACGATCTCAGGCACGGGGACTTTGGCGGTGATATCGAGCGCCATGAACTTCGTATGGTAGCTGTGCATTGCTCCGCCAATTGCCTTGTTGTATTTTTCGTTTCGGTAGGCCGAAATGATGCGCACCGGCACTCCGAGTCGCTCGCGTATTGCGTCCGCAGCGTAGAGCGTCGGGATGATGTCAGCCCAGAGAGCGCGAGCGGGGACCCGGTTGCAACGCAGGTAAGAATTGCTCGCTCCGAGCGTGAGAACCTCTCTCGCTCTAAAATATTTGATCCCTTGGCGGTCGAGTAACTTTTGGAAGTCGATATGCGCTTGGGTCATTTGTCTCGGCGGGTAGGCGAGTGCATGATGTGACCTCCTGCGCGGTCAATTAGCTCGAGCGGCGGAGAGAACGAAAGCGTCACGTTGCCTTCCTTCGTCGGCCAAGACACAGCGCAGCTGGTCAGCAGCAAAATAACAGCGAATATCATCGCCGCAAACATACCATGAACGAGAGTTGCGTAGTTCATTTTTTCTCCTTCCGAAAAACGTCGTAGAGACCGATGAGAGCGATGACTAATGAGCCTACAGCGGCGAGCTGCTCTGGATCAATGACAATGCCGGCCAGCGCCAGCAGGGTGGCAAGGCCGGTCCAAGTGGAGCTTTCGCGGAGTTTACCTAACAGGGAGTCGAGTATAGTTTTCATTTTCGGAGTTGTTTGACCATGTGTATGAGTGTGGCGATTCCGACCGCGAGCCCAACCGAGAGCGAAGCGATGCGGATGCCGGTTTCGATGTGGGGGAGTAACGAGACAAACACACCGCCGAACGATGCGCTGGTGCCGAGAAGGCCGGAAAAGTAAGGGTGGTCGGTCATTTGACTTTTTCAACGCGCACCCATGAGCCGGTCATAATTTGGTTTGCAGTTGCTGTAATGCCTGTCACCTCTTTAGAGAACTGAAATGATACGGTTCCAGCAGTGGCTCCGGTTTTCAGATACGCTTTTTGATTTGAAAAAATAATTGCCCCCCCGTCTGATTGAGAAAATATTTCTACGGATTCAAGATAGGTAGTTGATGGGACGTACGCGCTTCCAGTTTGGTTTGCTATGCTCCAAAGCCCAAACAAAGTTGATCCTCCGGGAATTGAAATAAGTCCATTAAAATTTCCCTCGCCCTGATTATTAGTAAGCAGTCCCCACTCCGCCAAATACTCTGAATTTGCCTGTGCCGTCCAATTCAATGCCGTGATAGCGACAAGCGATGTCGTAGCATTTGTAGCCGCAGTGGTGAGAGCTTGGAAGATATAGCTCGGATAACCGCTCGTCGGCGAGAACGCCGCCGTGTCGATCAACTCCTCCGCAACCGTGCAGCCGCTTAGAATAACCGTCTGGCGAGTGCCGGCCTCCGTGAGTTCGATCTCCAGGTCGAGATCAACCGAGCCTTGGTTTCCGACGAGATCGCGAAGCGCGAACGTTGCAAAGTTTACGTCTGCCGTTTTGCCGGGTTTGGCGCTCAGGCCGCTTTGGACGGTAAGAGTTGGCTGGTCGCTGTAGCCTTTGCCGCCTCCGAATGTGATGTCGGCAAACTCTCCGTCGATACCGGCAACGGACACGCCCCCGGCGCCGATACTGTCGAGCGCTTGAAGCGCCGTTGCGATGTCTGACGCGATAGCAGAGGCTGGTAGAGGGTCAGTCTGGCGAAGGAAGGTTGCAATCGAACCGGCAGTCGTTGCTGCTGTAGCCGATGCAGTAGTGATCGTCGTGCCCCCTGCGGTAGTGGCGACGAGAAACGATGTCACTGAAGGGATCGAGTTGATGAAAAGCGTCTGGCCGCGAGTGAATCCGGTGATCGTCGTATCGAATCCTGTAATTGTGATCGGCTGGTTGAGTGCGAGGCCGTGCGTTACGCTTGTGAAAAAAACACCTGCTGTCACAGTGCTGTTGCTGGTCAGTGCGATGTCCGGGAATGTCAGGCGGAACGTGCCTGCGAAGGGTTCTTGTGAGAATGTGAGTCGCTGTATTTCATTCTGCAATCCGCTGCCGGTCACGGTCGTTGCAACCGTCGCGGTGACGGTTGTTGAGAGATCGGTCCACGTGGCCTGATAGACGGCAGGCGTGAGCCGGAGTTGGATCTCCTGCACTTCTTTTGTGCTTGCGCTGCCCGCGATGCGCTCGTCGATAACCGCAACCGTATCGGGGATGAGTTGCGAGACGTCGGCGGTAATGCTGCCGCGAGTCCCGGCGGTCGCGAAGCGGACGGTAAAATGATCGGAGAGTTCGCCGGTCACCGTTACTCCTCCCGCGCTTGAGATCGCTGAGAGCCCGTTTAAGGCGCTTTGAATCTGGCCTGCTGTAACCGCTGCATCGAGTCCCGTTGTCGTATCTCCGCCAAACGTCAGCGTGTAGGTGCCTGTCTCCGGGGTGGCGAGTCTTGAGCCGATGCCGAACTTGATGCTTGACGCGCTCTTATCGACAACCGTGAACGGCTGGTTGATAACTCCGGTGGCTTGTAAAAAGTAAAGGTTGAACGCGCCGTTGTCTCCCTTCGTAAACCGGACGCTTCCGGCGGGGGCTAGGTTTGTCTCGCTCGCAGCGAGACGGTTGTTGGTGAGATCGATGAAAAGGTCACGTGCCATATTATTTTGGTGGAGTTGTCAAATGCGGTTCCCATTTGCCGATAGGACAACGCTCGGTTGCCATGCGGAGTTTTGCCCAAGTGCTGCAACCGCACTTGCGACAGCGGCCTGTTTTGTTGAGTGCTTGTGCGTCCCATTCGGGACAGGCGCGACACGTTGCTTCGCGGGTGGCGAGTATTTCGGGTGGGGTTGTGGTGAAGCCGGAGCGGGCGAAGCGGTGAGCGGCAACTGCTGCCGATAGAAGCATTGGATCGCTGAATAAAAAACCTTTGCCGCCATCAAAATATCCACGCATAAAATTAAACTTGAGTAAATAAAATTAAATTGACCGTTGGATAGTAACCTGTGTAATACCAATTGCCTTGCTGCGAGCAACTACCGTCGCATGATCCCACTAGCGAATATTTATAAAATTGATAATCGCCCAATTCCGGCTTGCTTGGATTAATCATAATTTGCGATGTCACGGGCAAAATGTCAGAACGGTAAAAAGGCTGAAAATCAAAATAAGGCAATATTCCGATTGCGCTGACATAATAAGCAAAAAATTCATGGCTTTGATTATATACATTCACATTAGTATATATATCTAGCAATCCAGAGTCAGGTTGATTTGTAGACTCTGAATCTGCGTAAAATCCGTAGTAGACATTTTCGCCATCAATTATTTTAGTCGCATCGTGATATAAGGTAATATCGACCTCGATCTGTCCAATAATTTCATCAGGATAGTCAGGGCTTGGAATATCAATAAAAACTGTAGTATTTTTAAATGTAGGCTTGTAGAGACATTCTGGTTTGTTTGAAACGATATCAAAATTATGAGTAAAATTGCCAACTGGGCTGGGAATCGTCAAATAGCCCTGCACGCGAAATTCTTTTTTCCAAAAATGGTCTAGTTTTTCTTTATTCCAAAAATCTTCAACTGAAGTTCCGTTTGTTAGAGAATTAAGCGTCCTTCCATTGAGAGGTTGGCATTCACAACACTCACAACTCACCTTCCCGTCCTTCGTGATCACCTTACCGCCTTGAGTCTTGATCGTCATTCGCAGGCTTCGGTTTCGATCCAACTCAACACTCCGCCGGTCGAGCCGAGCACGTAGGTTCCGGAGCTGGGAGCGGGAATATAATTAAACGCTCCACTTGTAAACGCCAGGACTGACCCTTCGGCAGGAGTAGCAATAACCGTGATCTTGCTCCCGTCCCAAATGTAAATCTGGTTTGCTTCTGTGCCCGCGTCAATATTTAGCCTGCGCTGGTTGTGTCCGCCTGCTCCGGTTGTTTCCGTGTAAACCCCTTCGGCAATATCAAGGGTCGCAAAAACAAAATCTTGCATCAGGTCTCTGGCTTTGATCGCGTAGGGATAATCTTTGCCTGTGGTGCCTGTTGCCCCCCTGACAAGCTCTTCAAAATTAACTGGTGGGTTGGCTGGCATAAATCAAAGAGCAAAATCAAAGTTATTTCCTGTTTTGAACGCAATAGTCACCGATGCTCCAACTCCGTTCTTGTTAAATGCGGCAATTTTCGCTTGATAAACAGTGCTCCCCGACAACCCTTGAATACGCAGTGAAAGGGTGCTGCTACTGCTACCAGCTTGGCCCAAGCCGATATCAAAAGTATTACCTCTGGCTCCTGCTCCATAAGTCGCCCTAAGAGTCTCATTTCCAATTTTTACCTGCACCCCGTCAGAGAATGGCGGTTTAAAAAGGTAAATAAATGCCCCATCTTTAACACTACTAATGGAATCAAGTGTTATTTGTGGTGACGGCGAAGCGTCATTAAAAAATGATCCGAAATTAATATTACTTGTTTGAACAATATAGTTGATAGAGATTTCATCGAAGCTACCGAAATTGGTGCGTTCAAATCCTAATGGTACCGCAAAAAATGGAAGGCTTCTCCTCTGGGTAGGTGATGGGACATAGCCTGAATTTAATATCGGAAATATTTCAACCGCTGAAAATGATTGTGAAAAAAGATCGATATCAGTGTCTTTTACAAAGGCTCCTCCTATAGAGCGAATGTCTGTTGGTTGCTGAATTCTTTCGTTTGCTGGAACGCAAAAACGAAAATAAGCATCAGCATAGTCGTAGAAATAAGGCGACTTATAAAAATTAGATATTGTTTGAGAGCTGTTGCTATCATTTGGGTCATAGCTAAGGTTTACGTTTGAAATATTTGCAGTAAAATTAATTGCCCTTGTGCCTATTGGGCCTCTAATCCTTTGCCCCGTTTTGTTAGTCCGGCCATACGCCGTCACGCGAAACTCCGAAAAACCATCGTCTCTGGCTACTTCCGCCGTATCAGGGAAAATATAAAGCCCATCAATCGCGGGTGCATCATCGTTAGGCATTTTAGCTCCAGCTTTTAGTTGATTACGATAAGTTGCAGCATTAGCATTCCGACAAACAAACGACTGCTCCACACGCACCAACCCGCTTGGGTAGGTCTGCACCGTGCGGTTAGGGAGTGCGATTAGTTCAGATGTTCCGTGGTAAGTGTATGCCATAATTTTTATGCGAGTGCCTGCATCGGCAACCTGTCTCGGATCGTTGAAATAATATCTGTCCAGCCGTTGAGAATCGATGTAATCGACGTCACGTCGGCAATAGCGTCGCCGCCGTCTCCGCCGGCACCACCATTGCCACCGTTGCCGCCAGGGCCGCCTTCGCCGCCTGTGAATTCGTTTCTAATCTCGGCTTGCAAAGCTCCCACCGCGCTGTCGATTTGGGCTTGATCGGCCTTGACTGTCATCGGCACGTCGGTGGCTGCGGCTTCTAAATCGGAGCGAACTGCTTGTTTTGCCGTGTCGTCTACCGTCGGGCTTACTACCGTGGCGACGCTTGCGAGCTCGGTTTCGAGCGTGTCTTTTGCATCCGTTGCCGCGTTTTGGACGTCGGTTTGATCGAGCGTCGGCGTGGCATCTGGCGGAGTAACTGCGGCCAGATAACCTTTGACGGTTTCGAGTTCGTTGTTGACGCCGATCTCATCCACCGTCGGCGTTAGGTCTGCTGGGTCGGCGCCTCCAAGTTTCGTAACAGCGGCCTCGACAAGTTTTAATTTTGATTCGGTTGTTGTGAGTCCGTAATCATCCAAACCCAGCTTGTCGATGATGCTTTCGAGCGGCATGTTTTGCATGTCGACTCCGACAAATTGCTTCATGCCTGACAGCTTTGTTTGCGCCGTTTCCAGCCGTTGAATCAATGTTTGCGCGGGAGCGTCTATTTCCTGCTGGTTCATTTGCGCCATCAGCCCGTTCACTGTTTGGGTCTTTATTTCAACCTGCCCCATATTGGCCTTCATGCGATTCACGGCTGCTTCGCTGTTGACCATTTGCGTCGCTAGTTCCTGCGCTTGTGCGAGAGGCATGCTTTGACCGATATTGTTCAGTTCCCCACCTATTATTGCCGCCTGCTCGGCAGCACCGCCTAGCGCGCCAGCATAGGTATCCGTTCCGTCAGTTAACTGTGCCGTGAGCGGCACAGTTCCTTCTAAGATGCCTTTGCCGATATTTAACTCGCCATTTGCACTCGCCATTGAAGGCGCAAGCCCGTCGATATTTGCTTTGTAGTCCCCAGTAAGTTGCAACAGCGATTGCAACGGAGCTTCAGCTTCGAGTATTCCTTGAGCGATTCCATCTGGCGGCTTGATATTTCCTAGGCTCACTCCAAATGCATCAACGGGAGCCGTTGCTCCAGCTGCAGCGGTGCCCGTAGCTCCTATGGCGGCGGCTGCCGTTTGTTGAGCTGCGGCGACTTCATTTCCCTTGTTGACCAAGTCTCTCAATGCGGCAGCTCCCGGGATTGCCTGTGCTGCAGCATTACCAAGCGCAGCTCCGAAAAGGCCGAATGAATTCGTGGCCCCATCAATGGCCGCTACAGCGGTTGAGATCGTGCCTGTTATACCATTAAAAATAATTCCGAACTGTTTTAAATATTCATTCGCTCCACGAAGCGCCGGTATGAGCGTGTCATTCACAGTTTCGGCTAATGTTTTAAGCGCAGGAGTGACGACAGTCCCTACTTCTTGACCGAACGCCGCTGCGTCAACCTCGTCTAATGCTCCCCCAAGATTGTTTAAAGCAGGGATTGTTTCCGATAAAACGCCTGATGCAAATGCCGCGAATTTGCCTTTTACCGCATCGATCTTTTCTCCGAAAGCGTCAAAAGTTCCCGCGTGCTCATCCATTATCGTCGCAAGCGATCCCACCTTTCCCGCTGCATCCGTTAGGCTCGGAGAAAATTCAGTTAAAAGCGGGAGCAGCTTACCACCGAGTTTGGCGCCAAACACTTCCGATGCTGCCGCTGCGCGTGCAGTTGGATCTTCGATGGCTGCAATTTTCGCAGCAAAGACTCCCATCTGCTCTGTCGGCGTCTTGCCTGCTAAGTCGGACAAGGAGACGCCGAGATTATCCATTGCTGCCTTTTGCGTCTCGCCACCGTTCGCGGCGTCCTGCATGAAGTTTTGGAGTTTATTAATCACCGTGCCCACCTGATCTCCAGACAGGCCGGCATTCTTGAATGCCGTTTCAAGCACCAACAAATTCCCTGCTGTCTCGCCGGTTCTTGCGCTAAGTTCCGAGAGCCGCCCGCCAAGATCAAGCGCTTGGCCAAAGCCATCGACTATCGCTCGGCCCGCAGAGAAAACACCGTCGATAATCGCTTCGAATCCCTTTGCCGCAAGATTCCCAACCGTGAAGGCTGCGGCAATTTTAGTAAAGCTTGCGTCGAACATCCCTGCGGAATTTTCCGCCTTGTTTCCGGCGTTGTTTGCCGAGTTGCCGAG